CCATCCCGGAACGCAGTTTCATCCGAGCGAGCTTCGACACCGGCAAGGCCACGCTGGAAAATATCTGCAAAGAAGCTGTTGACGGTATCATTTTGAAAAAATGGACGGCTCAGGAAGCGGCAGACTATATCGGGAAGTGGGCGGTCGAAATGACCCACGACTACTTCAACACGAAGCTGTCACCGCCAAAGTCTGCCACAACGCAGTTGACCAGCACCCAGTATCAGCCCCTGTTTGATACTGGGCGGCTGTACAACAGCATTTCGTACAGCGTGGAGGGTATCTGATCTATGAGAAAATGGAAAGGGCCGCAGATTCCGCGAAGCCTGCTGCACAGTATGTACGAGGTGCATACCGAGGGCGGCGGCTATGATAAGGAGCAGGGCGGACAGTGGAAGCCGGGGACAACGGTCGAAACTGTTTTTCAGGGTGTTGTGATGCCGCTGAACAATGAGGATTTGCAGTACATTGACAGCGGAAGCTATACGCTCAATGCTCAGAAAGTCTATACGAATGGGCACACCCTGCAGGTGGGCGCCCAGTTCCGGGATGGGTTTGACGGACAGATCTATACGGTCAAGCAGGAGCTGACTCACGGCCCGGTGCATTCGATGAAGCGCTACATGGTTGAGAAGAAAGGGGAGAGCAACCCGAAATGAATTTCAGGGAACTGCGGAACCGCCTGATCTCTAGCCTGTGGGATTACATTGGATGCCCAGTCATTCTGTCAAATCAGGTCCAGCCAGAAGCTGAGCCGCCGTTCTGTATTTATACGGTAACTGCACCGTATATCCCGGACGGTGGCATGGGTGACTATGAGATTGCTGATGTTGCCGAGGGCGTGAAGATTTCTCGGCTGGAAATGCCCTCGGCTACATTCTCGTTCACCTTTTGCAGCCAAAACCGCACTGCGGAGGATGGCTCTGCGGTGAACGGTGAGGATGAAGCGTGGGCGGTCGCTGATAAGGCTATCAGTTATTTTAAGCACGCCGGGCAGGATGATTTCCTTGCGCTGGGTGTGACGGTGGTTGATGTGGGCCAGGCACAGGACCGCACAACGCTTCTTGTGGACGAAGCCGCCCGGCGGGTCGGCTTTGATGTGCAGATTCGGTATACCCGCATTGATGAGCGCGAAACCGCGTCCATCGAAAAAATCAAAATTTAAGGAAAGGACTGAATTGGATGAAAGATATTCAGGTTTTTACCGCGCTCGATGCAAAAACCGTGGCGGCGGAAAAGCTGGACATCCTGCTGCTCTCGACCGAGGGCGCGGCTGACATGGCGACCTACAATGACCTTGAAAAGCTCAAGGCGGCATTTCCGGGGAAAAAGGTCGCGGCCATGGCAGACAAGATGTTCAATCAGGATAACACCCTTGCAGATACGCTTATCCGCAAGGTGCGTGTGGCTGGCATCGAAAATCCTCAGAATGTGGGCGGCACTGCATCCCGCATTGAAATTGCATTCGGCGAAAATATGCCGACCGAAACGCTGGAAGCCAGCACCGCCTACTATGCCAAAATCGGCGGCAAGGCTGTGGTGGAGATCACGACCGGCGAGGAAGTGCCGGTGGACTGCACCGGGCTGGCGAAGCTGTTCGCAGGAACGTCCTTTGAGGAAGATGGTGTGAAGTTCACCGCTGCTGTGGACGACAATACCGTGACCTACACCAGCACCACCCGCACGGCTGTTTCTGGTTATGCGGAGAGCATCAGTCTGTACAAGGATGCAGACTGCTTTGAGGATATGGGCCTGAGCGGCGCTGTCGTGTCGGTTTCCGTAGGTAAGGCGGATACCACTAAGGCCGAAAACCTCATTGCCGCCATCGAAGACCTGCGCGACCACAACGATGACTGGTATTTCATTCTGACCGACGTTACCGACCCGGTCTGCGTGACTGCCCTGTGCAAGTGGGCGGAAAGCACGGAACCCACGGAAGCAGCGCTGGGTGCCGGTGTGGAAGATCACCGCAAGTTCTACTTCGGCCAGACCAACGACAAGGAATATGTCAACGAGTATGGTCGCAGCGTTGTTACCTATGCTGATAATCTGGCCGAGTGGGCGGATGCAGCATGGGTCGGCAGTGTCGGTCCGTTCTGGCCGGAGAGCGTCACATGGAAGTGGAAAGTGCCGGACGGCGTGAGTGTTGCGGACCTCCGCGACAGTGAGCGCGACCTGCTGGAGGAGAACCGCGTCAATTTTATGACGGCGGAGTATAAGCACGAGTATATGAAGAACGGCATCTGCGGTGATGGGAATTTCATCGACAACGTGCTGGGTGCCGATTACATCACCTATCAGATCCGCGAAAATCTGTATGAGATTTTCATTGCCAACAAGAAGATCGCCTACACGGATGACGATTTCGCGCTGGTTGCGGCCGGCGTGTTCGCGGCACTCAACCGGGCTGTGGAACTGCACATTATCGCAACTGACCCGGAGGATGACACCGGTGTGTACACGGTTGTGATCCCCAAGCGGGCAGATGCGACCGATGAGCAGGCCCGCAACCGCCAGATGCCCGACATCAAGTGGAGTGCCCAGCTGGAGGGCGCTGTTCACAGCGTCAAGGTCAACGGTACCCTGCGCGTCACCCTGAATGGCTAAGAAAGGAGGAAGCTGTCATGGCAAGTAATATCGAAGTTGCATCCTATGACCCGAAAAAGGTGAACTTGGTGATGAACGGCAAGATCATTACCGGCTTTGCTTCGGACTCTATGATCACGATTGCCCGCAACGAAGATACGGTTACTACGCAGGTCGGCGTAAAGGGCGATGTGGCATACAACGAAAATGCAAATGAGAGCGGCACCATCACTGTTACGCTGATGGGTACTTCGTCCAGCCTGCCGTATGTCCGCAGTCTTGCGCTCAAGCGTAAGGAAGTCTCTGTGATGATCGTTGATGCCAACGATTCGGCATCGGTCAATGTGGCAGAGGAACGCTGCCGCGTCATCAAACCGCCTGACATCACCCGCGCAAAGGAGATCGGTTCTGAGTCGGTCAGTATCTTTGTGCCGTCTCTGAATTATCGTTAAGCTATGGCCGGAACAAACTGGCCAGAGCGTCCAAAAAGTTTATCTGAAAGGGGCTACCGAAAATATATGGCTAAGACTAAGGAAATCACCATTGGTGAGCAGAAATTCACCCTCCAGAGCGTTTCACCCTCGTGGTACTACGACTTCAACGATGAGTGCGGCAACACCGGCAGCGGAAAGCGCAAAAGCGCAAAGTACATGGACGGCATGTTTAAGAACTGCGTTGTGGCACCTGCTGAGGTCAAGGCAAAGGGCATGGAGTTCTTTGACGAAAACGAAGACCTGAAGACCGCCGAAAAGCTGATCTCCGCCATCGAGCAGTTTCTTCGCAGCTGAACTGGACATTGCCAACGCTGCCCACAAAGCCAAAGTCAACAAGGGCTTTTGGTGCATGGTGTGGTCTGGCAATGGCGTGACCTACACAGAACTGCGTCAAATGGATCTGGCGGAGTACCAAGAGTGCCGTCAGGCCAAACGCCTGTGGGTAGAACAGTGGCGTGAAGAAGCAAAAACAAAATGAGAGCCGAACTCTTTTCAAGAGCCGGCTTTTTGTTTTGCGCATCGGGAGGTGAAACCACATGGATGATGCGCGTAACCTGCAATACGGTATCGGTTTTGATACTGCTGATGCTGAAACCTCTGTTGATAACCTCGGTGAAAAGGTTGAAACCCTCGAAGAAAATATTGGGGCGGTTGAAGTTGGGGCGCAGCAGATGGGTGCATCTGCGGTTTCTGCCTGCCAGATGGGGCAGGGAGCGGCCGAGCGCTTCACCGGAGCTGTCGGTGATGCTTCGGGTGGGCTGGATGATATGGCTTCCAGTGCATCCGAAGCGGGCAATGCGGCCCAAAAGGCGGCGGGTCATTGGAATATGACCGCAGAGGGGCTTGAGTGGGTGGAAGAAGCTGCTCAGGCCGCAGAAGCCGCCGCCGAGAGTTTCCGTGATGAAATGGATGACTCCGGCGGTGCTGCCGGGCGCTTTCGGGCACAGATCAAAAAAACGTCTGAGTCGGCGCAGGACATGGGCACCTCATTCAAGGGTGCGATGGCCGATGGTCTTGATGCCGGACAGAGCATTGCGAAGTCTTTTCGGAGCGGCGTGACTGGGGCGATGGATTTTACCAAGAAACGGGCAGAAGTTTTCGCCAACAACATGGTCCGAAATGCAAAAAACATCAGCAAGGCATTCCAGCACCCTATAAAAATCATCCGCAGTACGCTGGTGTCCGCACTTCGCCGGGCGAAAAAATCTGAGGATGAAACCGCAGACGGCGCGGACGATGCCGGAGACCATCTTGCGGAAATGGGTGCCGCCGGGGAAGATGCCGGCAACCAAATCAAAGAAGCTATATCCGGGGCGGTCAAGGCTTTTGTTGGCTTTGAAGCCATAAAAAGCGGCATCGAACTGCTCAAGCAGTTTGGTGCGGCGGCGGTGAGCGCATTCTCTGATGCCGAAAGCACTTCAAAGAAATTTGGCCGCTCTTTTTCCGAGGAAGCGGCCGCATGGGCGGATAACTACGCTGACGCAGTGCATCGGAGTACTGCCGAAGTCCAGAGTTTCATGGTCTCCAACAAGGCCATGTATAACGAGTTAGGCATTACGGCTGCTGCGGCCGAAAACCTCTCTGAAATGACAACCTCGCTGGCGTATGACTTTGGTAATGCGTTCAGCATGGACGATTCGGAAGCGCTGTCGCTCATCCAGAGTGCGATCGGTGGCAGCACCGATGCTCTGAATGAGTACGGGATTGTCCTCGACAAAACGGCCTTGAAGAACAGCGCCGCAGCTCTTGGGCTTGGCACCAATATTGATGCTCTGGATGATGCCGCAATGGCTCAGGTCAGGCTCAATGCCATACTGGAGCAGAGCGGCGACATTCAGAAAGCCGCGGTCGAGCAGACCGGCGGTTTGACGAACTCCATCAAATCGCTGAAAGGCGAAATGGCTGACTTCATGGCCGATGCCGGAGAAAAATTTTCCCCGGCGCTGGAAGATATGGTCGGCGTTTTTCTGGATGAATGGCCGGAACTGGAGCCGACACTACTTGAATTTGTTGGAATTCTGGCAGATGGGATGAGCGCCGCGGTGCCGGTCATTTCCGATCT